GTCTTTGTAGCCGACGTCCATTCCTGCAAAAATATCCATGCGTCGAGTTTCAAGCTCACTTAAATCAGCAATGCACTTTTCATGGTTAAATGCCCAAATCTGGCCTTCATAAGTATTGAAGTCGGCCATGTATTCCTGATTAAATTCAGCTTCAGACATTGTCTTTTTAGCTTCAATAATATCATCTTCAGAAATACGAGGATTTTCATGGTAAGTTGCTCGAATAGAAGCCCACTCTGGAAATTCGTTAGAAAATCCACGGTAGAAAAATTCGGAGAACCAGTTATTTCTACCTCGAGGAGTAGAGATAAAGATAGCTTTAGAATTTTCTTTGTCTAGCGTGGGACGTAGTGCAACGTTGAAAGCGTCTCTGCCATCAACAAGAGCCGCTTCGTCGAAGATGATGAGATCGTAGGAGCGACCAACGACCGAATCCACCTGATTAACCGATCCCATACGGATCGTCGAGTGGTTCGAAAGTTCAATGACTTTGTCTTTTGCATTGTCTCGTAAAACTTCAAGATCGAAGTGCTTAATCAAATTTCTCTGAAGATCAAAAGAAATTTGAGAGAGTGAATAGTTGGGGGACATAAGTAACACGTTACTATTCGGAACAAGACAAACAAGCTGACCGATTACGTTAGCTATATAAGTCTTTCCTTGACGCCGTGATACTGCTGCTGCAACAAAACGATATTTTGGATTGTTGATTGCATTAATGATTGCAGTCTGCGTGGAGTTTGGTTCAATCCCAAGAAGTTCCATATAGCTTTCAATAGGCAGCTTAATAAAACGATTTTCGGGAAACTCCATGAGATTATCAGAGACTATATCTTTTCTACTAATTTCGAGCATTTAATGTACCGTTACATCTTCGAATAAGTTATCAACTACTTCTTCTCGTCTTAAAGAAGCAAAAAGATACGCATATGCTCTCGCGAGTTCTTTCATATCAGACTCGCGAGGCATAAGCGTTCTTTGTTGCTCAATCTGAGAAAAAACCTCTATAAAGGCAGCAGCAGAAACTGCATTCTGCTGAAGCCAGAGATCTCTTCCATTTTTCTTCATCTACGACGTCCTCTGCGTGTGATTTTAGGGGAAGACTTACCGAAGCGAGCACGAGGCGGACTAGCAGTCTTGCCGAAGCGAGGACCAATAGCTTTTGCGGGAGCAGCGTAGCGTGCTCCAACACCCGTTGGGTTTTTGGTGTTTACGAGAGTTCCTGCTGCTGCATTCATATCACGAGTTACGCCAAGGTTTAGTCGATGTTTACGGATTTTTTGAGTTCCGTGTACCCCAGTAGGGCCTCCGGAAATAAATCCACCAGATCTAGCCATTAACTTCTCCAAATATAGAATCTTTGATTCTCTTGAGAGAAAGAAACCTCCGCTCCGACCGAATTAAATGTTCGGCGGTCGCTCTCTCTACGGATCTCAACATACTAGTGATGTTGAGTTTTTTATGGTACTCTGCGCGGAGCGGCAGCATGAGTTGTGTCCTTACTTACCTTTGAAAGCGTCTGCACCAAAGAAAGCAGAGACAAGCACTGCAATAGATGCAAAATAGGTAGGAGCAATATCAGCAATTAGTTGAGAAGCATTATCCATACCAAAAGCTGAAGTGATTGCAATACCAATAGGGTATACTAAAAGTCCAAAGAGAGCAAACCATGCCATTTTACGAATTGCATCTCGCTGTGCATCTTTATCTTCAAGCTCTTTACGCTTGAATTCTAAATACATAGCTTGTTCTTCTTCGGAAACTACTCCATCACCATTTGTATCCGCAGGATGATAATCACTCATTACCATTTCACCTTATTGGCCCAATAAGCTGCGCTCATTTTGCCTCTTGCGATATTTCTCGCGTGACGAGCTTTAAAACTTGCTCTTTTCTTCTTCATCGCAGTAGACTCCCCCTTTTTAGGTTTGCCTGCTGTTTTTGCACCTTGTTGACCGAAACGAATAGTTTTTACTTTACTGCCAACTTTAGCTACAACGATGTGAGATTTTTTAGGGTGCCCTGGAGTTCTTTTAGGCTTGTTAAACCCTGCTACTCCAGCGCGCTTAACTGCTGGATGTTTTTTCCTAGCAGTTTTGCGTTTAGCTGCCATAATTTATCTCTCGTCAATTAAGACGCCTTGCAGAGTTGCTGATACTGCATTAGTTTGGTTTTTACTACAAATTGCTTCTGCGATAATGTCTGTTTTTTCTGCAACTCTCAGAGGTACTTCCCAATCAAACTCCAAAAAAGAGTTATTTAGATTTTGAACATTTTGTGTTCTAAAAATTCCTCCAAATGCTCGAGTTTTGAGACGCCCAGTAATAAAAGCACTGTTATCATCGGCTCCGTGAGAAATGCTACCCTTTTTCAGATAAAGAGCATGCCCTGCTGGTACTGTATAAACTAGCATTAGAGTTTGATTCTCGCCTACTGTAATCTGGGCATGAGTAACTGCTCCAATCTTCATTGTAACATTGCCAGTAGGTGCAGTACCTCCTGATATAAATGCTCTATGAATTCTTAAAAAAGAATTATTAGAAGTTACAGCAGTAGTTGCGTCTGTACCATCAAGAGTAACAGTTTCTGTAAGTTCGTCGTAATTTTCATCTAGACCAATTAAAGTGACAGAAAGACTTGTATCGCCACTTGCTGTACTTGCTACACTCAGAGCACTTGCAGAAGCAGGAAAAGAATACGTTCCTCCTGCGTCCCAAATAGTTTCAGAACTATTTATAATTGCAGAATTATAACCAAACTTATAAAAGCTTTGTGCATTATGAATTCTGCCTCGAGCCACAGAAATAACAGGATTATCCAAAAAGCTACTTAGAGCCACGACGTCTTCTCCTTGGAGCAGTAGAAACAAACGTGGGCTTGCCTCCTACTCCCTGTGCTTTAGATCGCTTTCTACGAACAGCACTTCGTTTTTGAGAAGTGGACATACTAGCAGCTTTGTGCTCGGGTACGCATTTTGGGTAGCCTTTTCTAGAAGTCTTGGCTTTAGCGCGTCCACAAGGAGGATGTCTCCCTTGCTTGTCTTTTCTACTAATGTCAACCCATTTCTCCTTAAACCACTTTGTAAGTCCACCTCTCGGTTTTGCCATTTAGGGCTCCATCGACCCTGCCGCTAAGTAGTTTGCAGCCGATACAACTTCATATTCAGAAATTGCCAGCTTATTTGTCCACCAAGTCGGGAGAGACGCTTCTGGGTCTTCCAGATTGCTCATAATCATTTCACAATGCGAAATAATTGTTTTGCAACTCGTAAGAGCAGATGCAGCATCGGTGTGCCCATCTTTTGTCATAACGTTGTCAATAACAAATTTGCCATTTCCAACCAAACGAGCCTTAATCATTTTTTAGTCCTATATCTACCACCTCTGGCTTTGTAAGTTTTTACTAGCCATCCATTTGCATAAGCGCTCGGATACACCTTAAACTTGCGTTTTGCTTCGGCTTTTACGCGAGCGTACAAAGTAGGATTAGTCGGTACTGCTTTGCTTTTAGTAGACTTGCGTCTACGCTTAACGGCCACGACGCCTCCTCATTCCTCGGCGAGGCAGTTCTTTAATCATATACAACATACGAACCATCTTTTTTGCCGAAGTCTTTGACTTGGCGTTCGCAACTTTCTTTCTACGTCCGCCTGTCACTTTATAAACTGTTTTACCCCTTGTCATGTAAGGCATTGCTAACCTCCGGTTCTCAACGCCTATTTCAGCGCTTCTTTTTCTTTTTCATGATAGCACGCTGAAGTGCCATCGGCAGTTTCTTTTGGGCAGCAGTTAGTCCATTAGACTTTTTCTTTTTCTTGCCCCCAGTACGCTTCTTACCGCCCATCGGCTTTTTCTTTTTCTTACCATTACCATAGTGCATCGGCATTGCTTTTCTCCATGCAGCTTAGCTGCCTTAATCCGCTAACGGATTATCAAGTGCTCTTTGCAACTTAGCGTTCAAACGCTCTTCTAGTTCGGCAATTTTTCTGTCGCTATTATCACGAAGGCGAGAAGCAGCAGTATCATAGTCTGACTGAAGTCGGTCTCTCTTTTCGTCAAAACTCTTTTCTGCTTCTCTGATAATAGTACGAACATTTTGTTCGCTTTCTCTAACCATATCCTCTACTCGATCAGCTTGTTTCTCGATGGAGAGAATATCGTCTCGAAGCCCAGATTTAATATCTCGTGTATAATCTATGGCCTCATCTAATTTGGTTTCGATTAACTGGTTTCTAGCTTCGATAGCGTCTACATCTAGATTGCTCAGTTTCTCTTTCATTTCCATGTAATCTTTATAAACTTCAAAACCACCGTACAAACCGCCGAGAAGAGAGCCTAGAAGAGCAAAAGTTGCTCCAATAGTAGTAGGCGTCATTGAAATACCAAAAAGAGTAAATTTAGTATTTTTTAGATTTTCTACTTCTTCCTCAACTTTATCTAGACTCTCTCCAAGGTCAGCCATTTATCTTTCCGATTTCCAGATTGTCCAAGCGCCATACGCGATAGCACCATAGGCAACCATGCCTGCGATGGGCTTAAATACGATAAAAGCCACACCAGCACCCACTAGAACAATACCATCCCAAGAAGTTCTTTCTTTTAGTCTATCAAGTACCCAGCTCATTATTTCTCCCCCGGCTTGCAATTACGCTTGCGATGCCCGTTCCATGCCGCAAAGCCACCTAAACGAAGTGCCCAGTAGGCAAGGTAGTTGAGGAAATGGAAACCATTCTGCTCGATATTAATATCGCGGAAGATTACGTCTGCCTCTTTCTGAGTCATAGGCGGAGTATGTAGAGTTCCACCTTTGTGAGTCAACATAGTGTACTTATAGAGATAGTCATGTACCAGACCACCAACAAGCAGAATTCCTACGGGAGAAAGCCAGCTTGCAAGAAACTTCGGTACAGATGCTCCATCAAAAACAAAACCAGCGGGAATTACATACTCTTTCTCTTTGATTTTAAAGTGCCAGTCTTTACTGATTTCCCAGGTTCTAGTACCAAGGAGCCAAATCTTAATTGCACCCCAAAAACCTTTTCCAGCAGTAGGGATTTTAATT